CGCATTCGTCCTCATCCTCCGTGAGCGTCACGGTGATGTCGGCTCCCGATCCGCCCGAGCCATCGGCAGTGATCGTCGGCTCAACGCGTGCGAGCGTGGCGTAACCGCTGCCGCCGTTGGTCACGGTTACGCCCGTGATGACGCCCGCCGCCGTGGCCGGGGTCGCCGTGGCACCGGAGCCGTAGCACGAGCTGAACGAAACGAACAACGCATTGAACGCCGGGCCGACATCGGGGTAGCCATCGAATGTGACCGTCACCGTGTCAGGCAGTTTGCCCGTCGCACACTCACCGCAGGGGATGTCGCAGCACGGGCTGCACGATGCCCCGAGCATGAAGCCCAGCGGATAGAGCGAGAGCGAAAAAACCAGCACCGCCAGGAGCGGAATGGATGCCGGCTCAATGGACGCGAGAAACTCAATCATGAGCAGCGTGCCGCAATCAGATACCACGCGGTGCCTTCCTTGGCGATCGCGCACGGAGTCGATGCCGCCGTGCCGGAAGTGGTGATAACCGCGAACACGTTGTAAGCCACGACGGTATTCGGCGTCGCCGTGACGCCGCGAAAGGTCAGTGTCTTCGAGGTGTCAATCGACCATGTACCAGTAAAGGTACACATGCGAAAGACCTTGCCGCCGCCGGGCGTGTCCACCTTGCCAAACGTCAGCGGTGCCCCGTCGCGATTGCCGCCCTCGACTTGACGAACGACGGCAGCGATCCGCTCGGCGGCACCGCGAGTGAAATCGACGCGAGCGGTACTCACTACTCCTCCAAGATCTGGAGGAGCAGCCGCGAGTTCGGAGCGTTCGCCTGGGCGGCGTAGTTGCCAGCCGCCAGCCGCAGCACGGCGGCATCGCCCGGCTTCAGCCGCACCGTCTCGAAGAGCGTCGTGCCGCTCACCCGGCCGAACGAGATCGTATGCGTGCCAGCGGTCGCCAGCGACCGGGCGAAGCACAGCCCGAGGGCCGACGCCGACGCCGTGGTGATCGCCTGGGTGCTCGTGCCCACGTTGAGCGTCAGGGCCAACAGCCCCGTCGTGGCGAAGTCGCTCGTGATGTTCGACGCGTTGAGGTTTTGGTTCAACGCCCCGGCGTTTACGTTCACGTTCACGCTGTAGCTGATGTCTGCCATGAGGACTCCTAGGACGGCGGCGTGCCGAAATACTGTGACATTGAGATTCGCTTGTAGACGCGGCGAGTGAGGATCGCGGGCAAGGTCGCGCCCGACTGCTTGCCGCCGCTGCCGTTAAGGGCGATCGGGTTCGCGGAGGCGACTTGCTCGCCGTCCGGCCCCGCGACATCGGCCCGCTTCTTCACGCCGCCGTCGATGTAGTTGAATCCCACATCGGGCAGGAGCAGGCTCCACCCACTCTGGCGACAGAGCAGTTCGCTCGTGATCTTCCAGTACCGCACTTCCTGCCCGTTCACAGACTCGACCGCTTGCTCGCCGCTGATGCCCTGCACCTTCACGCCGTCCTGGGGGAAGCCGAGGTAGCTGCCGTCGTTGACGCAGTTCGTGACCGCTGCCGCGAGAGCCGAGGGGAAGTTCTGTCGGTTGCTCTGGATGGTGACTTTCTGCTGGGCTTCATCGACGCTCAGCCCCTCGAAATAGTCGCCGGCCGAGTTCGTGAGCGGCTTCTGCGTTGAGCCGTCGTAGTAGTAGAGGGCGGGCACCGCGACGCCTTGGGTCTGAAACTTCCACACGTCGGGCCGCAGCCACGGTAAGAGGGCGATGTCTCGCTCGCTCGCCGCTGGCACTTTGTACCGGGCGATCGCCTCGTGCCAGTAGCGGTTCTCCTCAAACGCCTCGTTGACCTCGACTTCGTAGCACAGGGCGAACGCGTACTCGGGGTGCGACGAGCCGTGCGTGCAGCCGATCGCCGCGATCACCGTGCCCGCGTTCGTGTTCGGGTCGTTGAGCGTCGCGATAAATCGCCGCTCGAACTCGGGCGATGCCCCGATCAGATGCGTCGCGGTACGCGGCAGTTCTCGCCAGGAGTGAACGCTCATCAGCCTGTCCCTGCGAGGATGTCAACCTTCTCGGCGTTCAACTTGGCGATCTCTTTCCTCATCGCCTGGAGTTCCTTCGTCTGGGCTTTCGCCTCCGCGATGGCGGGATCTTCCTTCAGCGTGTCGAAAAACGCCGAGATGCCGCCCGAGCGGATGTCGTTGATCTCGACCGAGCCGGTACGAACGGTGGCGAGCTCTTCGGCGCGGGCGAGTTCGATCTCGAACTGGCGGTCGAGCAGTGCTGAACGGCTCTGAGCAATCTGCTTTTCGATCCGCTCAAGCTCGCCCTCTGTGTCCCTGGCGGCTTCCTTGCCAGCCTTCGCCCTGCCAGCCGCAATGTCTTGCTCTCTGGAGGCAACTTGATCGAGTGTGGCAAGACGCCCCGTCAGCGAGTCCAGGGTAGACTGATCGCCCGCCTCGCGAGCCAATCGAATCTGCTCTTCAACGCGAACGATCTCCTGCTGAATCTTCAGTAGATTGTCGGCAGCCTTGGCTCTTGCCGGATTGCCTCCGAACTCCTTGTCGATTCTCGCCTGCTGCTCGCTGGCGGCAACGATGGCATCAATCTCGGATGCCTGCTTTTGGGCGGCCTCTGCGGCTTCCTGTCGCTTGGCGATCTCTTGGTCGAGTTGCCCGTTCAGTTGCTCCATAAAGCCGCTCATGATTTTGATTTGGGCGGCAGTGAGTTCGCCCTCTGCGGCTTGTCGCTCAAAGACTTTGAGCGTCTCTACTGAGTCGAGGTAGAACTTGTCGGCCCCGTCGCCGACCGTCTTGATGAAGGCAGTCAGCCTCTCGCCCGTGGTTTCAATGTTCGACTCAACCTTGAAACTCGGAGCACGCTCTCTCTCGAACTGAGCTCGGACGCCCGACATGAATCGTGCTGCGACCCCTGCCCCAGCCTGCTGTGTTGATCCAGAACCGCCATCAAGGGCGCGATTGAAAGCTCCCGCTGCGTTCTTTGCCGCGTCTTCTAGTTGCCTCGCGTTCTGCACTCCCTGCTCACGCGCGGCATCGGCAAGATTCTTGCCGAACTCTTGAAGGTCGCTCGACACCCAACTGCCGAGCCCTTCTAGGAACCGCCCCAGCCGCTCCGTAAGAAACGAAACGACCGTCTGAAAGAAGTTGAAGACAGCGCGGAAAGACTCGGATGCCGCGATCAGCACGTTCCCAACGACCGAAAACGTCTTGGCGATTTGGTCGAAGCCAATCGAGAACCCGGTCAGGTATCCGGTGAGCGAGTCGAATACATCTGCGAGAACTTGTGCCCCATCAAGCAAGATCTCGCTGATCGCGTTAGCGATCCCAGTGCCGCCTCTCCCTTCCGCGCCGTTCCACTCTTCGATGAACTTCAAGAACTGATCAACGACGCCGGTCACTGCTGGGGCAAGGTTGCCGATCACTTGCCCTGCGATGCCTTCGACCGTAGCACGAGCCAGATCGAACGCGTCGTTCATCGCTCCGATATTGCTCAGTTGCGTCTCGTCAACGATGATCCCGAGCCGCTGGGCTCGCTCGCGGAGATCCTCGATGCTTTCGGCACCTTCGCGGAAGAGCGGAGCCAACGCCGCTCCCTGCTTGCCGAAGATCTCTACCGCTGCTGCCGCTCGATCCGCCGCCGTAGGAAGCCCCGAGATGGCATCGCTGATGGCTGAGAACTGTTGCTCAGGTGCCAACCCGCGCAGCTGAGCGACCGAGAGGTTGATGTTCCGCAGTGACTTGTCGAGGTTATCGCCAGGAGTGGCCTTGCCGATGGTCACGGCCAGCCGCTGAACCGCCGAGCCGAACGCCTCGGTATCAACGCCCGCTAACTTCGCCGCGAGCGAGTAGCCTTGCAGGGCTTCGACGCCGATGCCCGTGCGGGCCGAGAGGTCGTTGAAAGAATCGAACGCTGACGAGATGCGGGAGACAAACGCGGAGACTTGACTCAACGCCCCCGAGATGACGTTGCCGATGGTCTGGAGACCGTCAACGATCAACCGACCAATCTCAATGGCAGACAAGAGTCGCACATTCTTGGTCAGCGACTCGATGCTCTTGTCGGTCTTGCTCGCACTTGTCGCCGTTCCGTCTAGCTGCGACTTTGCTTTCGCAAGTGCCCGCTCGTAGGTCTCTTGGCTAATCCGGCCGGCGTTCACTTGCTCGGTCAGTTCCGCCTGAGCAGCCTCGAACTTCTGGAGCGGTGAGATGTTTGCTTCAGTGATTCGGGCGGCTCGCTCAAACGCTGCCGCCTCTTTGTTGATTGTCTCGGTCAGCCTCTCGAACCCTGCCGCGAACTCCGTTGCGCTGCCGCCATCGCGGAGCGTGTTGATAAGGTCTTGCGCCTGCTTGTCGAAGTTAGCCTGAGCCGACGCCGCCGCTTCGCTCTCGCCCGCGAACTTCGCGAACTGACTCGTCAGCTTGTCCGCTTGATCCCCCAGCCCCACGAGCGCACGCTGCACCGGATCGAGCTTCAGCCCGCTGGCGTCAGCCGTGACCCGCAACGCTAGTGAGAGGACGTTAGCCATTGATGTCGAGATCGCCGAGACCGAACTGCCGTCGCAACTCCAACAACGCCGCCATGTCCTGCGACTCGTGCTGCGGCGGTTTCTCTATCGGAATGAAATCCTCGGGCTTGGGTCGTTTCGAGTTCTTCCCGATGTGCGGAGCCAGGAGTGCCGTGACGATCAACGCCGTCTCCCGCCACGAGTCGGGCAACGCCGAGTAGTAGCGGTTGTAGGCGATCCACTCAGAGAACTCGGCCGAATCCATTCGCGTGCCCAACTCGCCAACGGTCATGTGCAAGTCGCGAGCGACCGCGAACATATACCGCCGAGTCGGGCTCGCGTTCAGCCTTTTCCCAGTTCCTGCACATCCTCCTCTGTCATCCGGTTGTGCTTCATCGCTTCGTCGAACAGCCGACCCATCACCGCACCGCTCTTGCTCGCGAGCTTGTCGATCTGGTCGCGAGTGAACAGGAGCTTCCCGGTCTCGTCGCACAGCACGCCCGCGAGGTACTGCGTGCGGAAGTTCTCGATCCCGGTTTCCTTCTTGCCGATCCACTTCCGCTCATACGAGTCACGCTCGCCCACGCTCATGACGCGGATGAAGACATCGCCGCCCCACTCGGGAACCGCGACCCGCTTCAGTCCGAGATCATCCGCCGCGAGAATCTGATCTGCCGTCAGTGCCATCTGTCACGATCTCCTAGGGATTAGTCGGAGCCCCGACCGTATCCTGCACTCTAAAAGTGAAGGCAAGCCGCACGACCTCGTTCGCCACGGCTTCGATGCGTGCGTCTTCGTAGATGCAATCTGCATCGAAGAACGTGACCAGCGTTCCCGCCGACGCGGTGCGACCCGAGAACGTCAACCGCTTCCGCCGCCCGTACTCGCTCACGGGCAGATGAGC